GTGGTGAGTGATACAACTGGTTTTAGTTCCTACTTTCATTTGTCGCAAGTTGATTGGTCAAATATGTGGTCTGCAACATTAGAAACAATCTGGATGACGGTTTTTTCACTGATTTTAGTGGCAATTATCGGAATTCTATTAGGCCTGTTACTGTTTGAAACAACTGGCCAAACGAATTTAGGGGCGCGCTTTATCAATGGGTTAACGTCATTATTCGTCAACGTTTTTCGTTCGATTCCATTTATTATTTTGATTGTGCTCCTATTGCCGATCACCAAAGGCTTGGTCGGCACCATTATTGGGCCGAAAGCGGCCTTGCCATCCTTGATCATTTCTGCGGCACCATTTTATGCACGAATGGTCGAATTAGCCTTTCATGAAATTGATCATGGGGTCATTGAAGCGGCAGAAGCGATGGGTGCGACTAAAGCGCAAATTATCTTTAAAGTGTTGTTACCAGAAAGTAGTCCAGCTTTGGTATCTGGGATTACAGTAACGGGGATCTCGCTCATTGGGTATACTGCGATGGCGGGGGTCATTGGTGCAGGCGGTTTAGGAAATCTGGCCTATTTAGATGGTTTCCAAGCCAGCAATAATACGGTTACCTTGGTTGCAACTGTTATTATTTTATTAGTTGTTTTTGTTTTCCAAATCATTGGGGATTGGACCGTGCGTCATTTAGACAAACGGATTACAAATTAATCAGTCGTGGTTACGACGGGAGGAGTTTTGATATGAAAAAGCATGGTATTGTTCGTTTATTCACTGCAGCTGCTGTTTTATTATTGGGTGCTAGTGCAGCTGCTGCACCAGTTTCAGCGGCGACAACATTGAAGGTTGGGGCGACTAAAACACCACATTCAATTATTTTGAAGCATGTTAAGCCACAATTGAAAAAAGAAGGCGTCAACTTAAAAGTGACAGTCTTCCAAGACTATTCTTTGATCGATAAGGCCATGATGGCCGGCGACTTGGATGCCACTTATTTTGCACACACTCCATATGTTCAGCAAGAAATTGCCAAACAACATTATAAGATCAAGATCGTGGGCTCAGTGCACTTAGAGCCAATTGGGGCGTATTCTAAGAAAGTGAAGAAATTGTCACAAGTGAAGAAAGGCGCAACGATTTTAGTATCCAACAATTGGCCTGATTATGGTCGTGTTTTGACGATGCTGAAGGATGCTGGCTTGATCACGATTAAAAAAGGCACGAAGTTAACCGATGCTGACTTCTCAGATATTGCCAAAAATCCTAAGAACTTAAAATTCAAGTATTCTTATGATCCAAAATTAATGCCTTCTTTGTATAAAAACAATGAAGGGGACGTGGTCTTCATTAATGCCAATTTTGCCGTTCAGGCTGGCATTAATCCGAATAAAGATGCCATTGCATTAGAAAAGAAATCATCACCTTATGCAAACGTTGTTGAAGTTAAGAAAGGTGATCAAAATAAACCTGCTGTTAAGAAGTTGATGAAAGCTTTACAATCTAAATCAACTCAAGCATGGATCGGTAAGCACTTTAAAGGTGCCGTATTACCAGTGAAATAGATGTTACAGAAAAAGGCAGAAGCTGACAGAAAGTAAAACGTTGGTGTATCAGCGTTTTACCAGAATTATGCTTCTAACCATTTCTACAATTTTCCGATGAAGGGCGGAAAAAGGGCGGAAACGTCCAAATCAATCCGTATTTCCGCCCTTAATGGCTGTATCTCGTGTGTGACGCGGGATACAGCCTTTTTTTGTGTTTAAATGTCCATCAAACCAACGATTTTGCGTTGGCCTGCTTCGGTGCCATTATCGTAGTAATCAGTCATACTAAGATTTTTGTGACCCAACATGTTAGAAACGTCTTTGCGGTCTTCGGATAATGGAATCGCAAAGGTGGCAAACGCATGGCGCATGAGGTGCGGGTAAACGTGGAAACCAATGGCCTTTGAAATCGGCTTAAACAGCATATTAAGCGACGAAATGCCTAACGGGCAACCTTGTGCATTGACGAAAATAAAATCGTCTTCAGCGACCTGTAATTCATTCTCAAGCTTAATCTGTTTGGTGGCTAGCATGGCCCGCTTTAAAATGTTGCTGCACTTTAAAGAGATTGGCACGTCACGGGTTGAGGTGCTGTTCTTGGTTTTCTTTTGGCCTTCGGGACAAGCACGGGTACGGGTCCAGCAAACGTGGACATAATTTTGGTGCACATGCTTGTACTTTAAGCCTAAGACTTCCGAATGCCGCAAGCCATATAGTGTCAGGTAAAAGGCGCCTAGTTGGTCGTCGGACAGCAAGCGTTCAGCTGCTTGAATTGCTGCATTGTATTTGTCGCGTGGAATATCCACGTTGTTCTTGTTGACACCGTCAGGGATGCGAATCCGCTTGATTCGGTTAACTGTGATGACCTCGCTTAAAATTGCATCATTCAGCATGGCTGATAGCATGCGGCGAATCATGTACAAGGTGTTTGACGAATAGCCAATTTTACCATCGGCCCGTGGGTAGTGAATCAACTCGTCTATCCAGTCTTGGAAAGAATCACGGGTGATCTCATCCAAAGGCGTGTCGCCGTAGTGCGGGATGATGTGGCTGTTGTACATTGTGTTGTAATTCCAAAGTGAATCACGGGACCAGGTACCGTCAGCGACATTGCGTTCTGACCATTTTTTATAGTATTCCTTGACCGTAACCTTGCGGGCCTTACCGTTGGTGAGTAAAGCGTCCCGCAAGGCGTTGTCAGCCCATTCAGTGGCCGCTTGCTTACTACTAAACCCGGCACGTTCAAAACGTTTCTTATGGCCTTTAATCGTTCGTTTGAAGCTAACGCGATAGCAGCGCTTTTTCTGTTGCGTGGTGTACGAGTGAATCCGTGGATCTGATGCAATCTTTTTGTCATTACTAAATTTCATTTTCAAAGTTCCTTTCTTTTACGAAACCGGGCTAGGATTTATGAAAAGAAAGTAGGCAACACCACCTTTCAGGCGTATAATAGAATACGAAAAAGAAGCCACCTCAGTGGCAGTTTTTGTGATAGATACACTCTCAAAACTTTGGTCGGGGATGAGGGTGTATTTTTTTGTGATATTAATGCTATAATCCGCATAGAAGGGAGGACGACTATATGAGCTCTATTAAACAATTTAAGAAAGCTTCTCACGAACACAAAGAATTTAATCGAAAAGTAACAACGCATATGTCTGAAAACAGGCGTGCTTTTGAGAAATTAAAGTCAAATAGTGTCGTATCCTCTAAACGTATCAATCATTTTTAAAGTTAAACGCCAACTTCTACAAGTTTTACAAAATCATGTGTTTTTGAACTGCCAGCAATTTGGTAGTTGTTTTGATCGTCCATCTTATAGATAAGACTAATGGTGTCTTTCGTATTATCTAATTTCTTTGCTTCTTTTGAAATCATTTCTTGAAGTGTTGCGATATACATTTTTTGATCATCAGTAGCTGTATCATTTCTGATTGCATCTTCATCAGCGGTGATAGTCTTGATTAGTGCTTTATCGGTAATAATTACTTTAATTTCTTCATGTGGTTTGTTGTCCTTCGATTGATCATCAACCACTTCAGGCTCAACCTTGGTTGTTGCAACTTTGCCATCTTTGTTGAATTGTTTCTCTAAGTCCTTGGCTAACTTCACGTTATTTTTAGAAGCGACACTTTCAGTTTTTGCACTACTATCGGATGACTGATTAGAGCTATTACTGCAACCAGCTAACCCAATTCCCAATAACCCTGTTGCACAAATTAAAATAAATTTTTTCACTGATACTTCCTCCTGCATGGTAAGATAGGTGTAGGGATGTGCTAGTGCATATCAGTGAAGCCTTGACTCGTTACCGGCGGGTCAGGGCTATTTTATTGATTAAATTATGGTTTTCAATGAATTGTTATAATAAAGGAAAAACGAAATTGGGTGAACGAATTGAATTTATTAACAGCAATTGTGACAGCTGGCATTCCTGGATTCTTAATGTACGTGGTTCTTAATAGATTAAATGTATTGAGTTTTGAAATCAATTCAGCGCAACTAGATAAACAAGTGTCGCTGGTATTTCTTTCTGTTGTGAACGTTGTTATGTCATTGTGGATCTATCAGCTGTATGTTGGTCCTATCCAGGAGCTGAATACATTAATCAACGTGTCAGTGTTGTTTGGAATTTCGATTATATCAACTATCATATTAATTGTTTTGGTCATGCTACTAATGAAATTTGGAACTTGGTTGCTAACACTAGTAGCCAATAAATTAAATATTATAACTCAAGATAACCGTAGTACGTGGACAGCCGCCCTTAGTAGACGGCCCAAAAAGGATGAAGCACTTTATGCAATTTTATTTGATTTTGATAATAAGATGATTGCTTCAGGCTTTGTTGGAAGCTTTTCCAATCCACGTAATGAGTATTCACTTAACTTTTATGGTGAGAGCGGAGAATATTCAATTTATGAAGCTAGGAACATGTACGCTCAAGATAAACGTAATGAACAACTAATCGACTATGATAAGCAGGTTAAACTCTTTTTGATTGTTACCGCTTAGTAGTGCCGTTATTTTCAGTAGGCCGGGGAGCTTTATGAGTGCCACCGGTTTTAGGGATTTTAAATGATCGTTGTTCAGGTTTTTCGCGATAGTCTTCAGGTGTATGAATGTTTTTATCAGCCATAATGGGCGCTTCCTTTCTACAAAACAACAATGCCGCGAACGGCAAAGTCATCATAATCATGGACTGCAATGGGTTCGTACTTTGGATTCAGAGAAACCAAATGCACGCCGTCTTCGCTAATGTCGATTTTTTTAACAAAAGCACTGCCATTAAGCGTTGCAATAATAATCTGACCGTTATGCATGCACTCGCTGGCATTGCGAACAAAAATAATTTGGCCATTTTCAAATAACGGCTGCATCGAATCACCATTTACTTTAAGAGCGTAATCATATTCTGGCGCGTGGCCATAATACATGATGCGCTCTTTTTTTGCGCCTTCATCCAGCCATTCGCCGGTACCAGCCGACACATAACCAAACAGTTCAATTTCAGTGGTAGGCGCATCATTTTCACGTAACTGGCTATCAGGTAAGCTGACCACATTATTTTCTTGTTGATTTAATTGATCGGTGGCGTAGTTGATAACGCGGTCCTGTCGTTCTTTAGTTAATTTGTTGTATAAATCAATTAGCTTTTCGTTTTTGTTTGATGGAACGTTGTAACCTAACAACCACGCTGGATCAACATTAAGTGCTTTAGCAAGTTGATAGGCTTTATCTTGCTTAGCCTCATATTTACCTTTGACGTAGTCTGTTATTGAGTTTCGTCCAATACCGCTTCTACGGGCTAATTCGGCCTTAGACATACCAGACTTATTGATTGCCTGATTCAGCCGATCTTTAAAGCTGTTCATTTTTTTGAACACCACCTTTAAAATCATTATAAATGATAGGTGTTGGGTGTTCAATAAAAAGTTCAGAAAAATGTACAAAATATGTTGACATAAATAAACAACGCCTTTAATATAGAAACTGTACAGAAATCCGAACAGAGAGGAGGCTGATTTCATGAGAATTCCAAAAACGGTGTATGACTACTCAAAGTTGTATGATGCCATGCACGAAAATCGTTATTCTCAAAAATCATTGGCTAATGCAATTAATATTGGCCGAACTTCAATGAATCTGAAGCTGAACAATAAAGCAGATTTTACTCAAAGTGAGATTTCTAAAATCGTTCGACTTCTTGGAATTTCGGATGATGAAGTTGGCGATATTTTTTTTAAGCCAATTGTACGGAAAACCGAACCGAATATAGTGCGCAGTTCTTAAAACGAGATGAATCCGTGTACAACACGCGTAAAGGGGATGTGCCTTGGAAGGAGGTGAGAAGGATGAAAGAACAACCAACGTTTGAACTTATAAATGGGATTGGTTACAAGTTCCCAGTGTCGTTCATGGTGGTTAACTACGACTTTTTAGTGCAGCACATCAAAAAAGCCCAACAATTATCTGTTGAGCTTGAAAAAGAGCTGGAAATTATTCGGAACTATCAACCGTCTTTGCGGATGACAGAACGCCAGTAACTGTAATGTCTTCTTGATCATCAAAAATATAGGATTCGAAGATACTATCAGGGTAATCAAAGAATCTAACATTTTTGACTAGTGGTGATTTGTCAAATGGGTTTAAATCACTTTGCACTGCAAATGCCTGTAACTTTTTAAACTGTTCAGGAAGTTCCTGTACACATTCGGCAAGCCGGTATTTTATGAAAGTACCTGATGAATCAGAATCAATTTCTAAATAGTTGAGTATTTTTAAATTGATGTCCAATTGATTGGAGTATTCCATTGAAAAATCAGCAGTGAATAGCTTTTTATTAGCTCTAAAAACAAGATTCTGTTCAAGGAAGTCTTGTTTTAAATAGTGGCGAACGAATTTTAACGAATACAGAAATAATCGAGTTTGTTGAACATTCATATTTTTCACCTCCTTTTTGGTTGAGTTGGTCAAATCATAGCATGCAATGGGGATGAAGCGGAAGGAGGTGAGCAAAGTGAAGATCACAATTGAATGTGAACCAGAGGAATTAAAAAAAGTACTCCCTGCTATTGGTGGTAGCGAGGAGTACAAAAAAATTAAAGATGAGCTATCTACTAAGGCAAGTAAGTCATTCGTAGAAGCATTGATTGGAGAAACTAAGTGAATCTGATTAATTCACCAGATATTCCTTGCACGATTGCAACGTTGTAACCAGCTTGCTTACCGGCCTCAACAATCTCACTAGTGCTCATAGAAAATTGTTTTGGATCAATAGTTAATGATGGATTAGGTTCTTTGACGGTCTTCTTCATATTGTGCTGCAAAGAATAATCAAGATTATCCCAGCCGTATAGGGAACCCTCATCAGTCGGTCTTGGACTCAGTCCCATAATAGTTCACCTCGATTTATTGGAATAGCTCAAGTATAGCAAGCTTTATAAGAAGACTGTGAAAGTATTTTTGGTTGTACACGTGAGGAGATGAAAAAAATGAATATTCAACAAGCCACACGCAAGGCTTTAACCACGCAAAAAGGCATCACACGGGAATCGTGGGATGTAGGAGTGCCGATCATCATTATTCCGACTAATACAACAGGCTGCTGCATCGTCCAAGTTCCTGGCACTGAAGATGAATTAGCACCACGTTGGGAACCAGAAGCGGAAGACCTGCTGGCCGATGATTGGCGGTTGTGTGATTAGATAAGCCAGAAAGGGGTGGGTATTTTGACCATTGAAGAATTAAACGCTCAGGTGAATAAGCTTGTCGCTACATTTGTCGATAGTCAGTCGACAATCGATGATGCTGTTGAGGATTATGAAAAGTTTCGAGCGTGGGCTTGGTTGAATTCTGGGAGCTTTAAACAGGCGCTTGAAAAAGAAACCGCCGCCCGACTTACCAGTTACAAGATCATGCGTCACTATATCAAACGAAATATGCCAGGGTGCAAGGTGCCGACTTACTCAGGCATACAAACGACGATTAACGTATTATCACGTTTTGTCAAAACGTATAGGAGCCGCCAAGAAAGGGATGACTGATATGGATAACAACTTAGAAGGTTTTGCTTCAAAAGTGATTGAAAATTATGCAGTGGGTCAAGAAATTGATTTGAAAAATATGATTCTGATTGCTGCTACCCAGGGTAAGACAAACTTGAGCATTAGCGCTCGCTTCCCGCGGGCCGAATTTTTAAATGAATTAAAAGCGCAAGGATTTAGTTTTGAACAGTTAGGCGACAAGCTGGTGTTTGACTGGTCAGACCTAGTGTTTAATGGAGGCAGTGATGACTAACGAACTAGCCTTAAGCATGAACCTAACCACGATCACCACGGAAATCCGGTCTTATCAGTCAATTGGTGGTCATGCCATTTTTGAGATTGGCAAGCGTTTGAAGTGGGTCAAAGAAAACGACCTGGCCCATGGTGACTTTGGCAAGTGGTTAGCCGGGATTCGCTTTGATGATCGTACCGCCCGCCGCTTTATGACCATTGCAGAACGGTTAGATGAGTCGGCGACGTCGCCGAATTTAAGTACCGAGGTCATGTATCTAATGGCCCAGTTACCTGAAGACGAGCGGCAACAACCGCAGCAGTTAGCATCTGGGGATGTCAAAACACCAGCTGAAATGACAGTGCGCGAGTTGCGCGAGGTTAAACAGCAATTGAAGGCCAAGGATGATGAAATCAAGCGACTACAACAGCAACCGCCAAAGGTTGAAACCGTGGCACCGCCAGATTACAAAACACTTCAGAGACAGGTTGAGAGCCTGCGCAAACGCAACGAATACCTGGAATCCGAGCAAGAAGATCTCATTCAACAGCGCGACCAGTATTCAGTTGAATCTGATGAATATCGACAACTACAAGAGAAAATTCAAAAAATGTCGGCTAAATCTAGCGGCGTTGAACGGCATTTGCTAGCTGCTACCGATGTGCTGAAGCTGAAAAATAAGGCTGATGAGTTGCTTGATTTGATTTCGCCAGCCATGTATAGCATGGATTTCCAAGAATTTAAGCCAAGTGATCCAGCGATTAAAACATTAAATCAAGTGGTCAGTCGGGTTGAAAAGTGGTGTGACGATATGCACCACAATTTACCTGCCGATTACATCGAGGGGGAAGTTATTGATGGCGGATAATAACGAAATGATCATGTCAGTTGACGGCCATGAGCTGGCTAAAACAGACGCTGATTATGCAACGCCCACGGCCATTGCCAAGCACACATTGAAAGCGTTGGAAGAACTAGAAGAAAAGTACGATCAGTTAGACCGGCGTTTCAATGAGCTGGAACACAACCAGCAGTTGAAACCTTACCAAAATAGCTTATTGGAAAAAGAACGACGGCGCCGAGTAGTGGCGATTTGCGGTGGGTATAACGCCGCCGCTTATCAAAATCGAGCAATCGCAACGCAAGTTTTCAAAGCCATTATGAAAGAGTACCGGCGCAAGTTCGGTGTAGCCAGCTACCAAGAGACTAAGCTGAACCAATTCGATAAGGCTGCTCAGTTCTATCAACACTGGCAACCAGATTTTGAACTACAAGAGGTAATTGATGCGGCGAATGATTATGGTTCGGAAATTTAATTCTGAAAGGAAGTGAACGGAATGTCATTAGAGTTAGTTGAAGATTATGTGCCTAAGGCAAAAGATATGGTACCAGATTCTGAACCATTCAATGGTGACGGGTATCAGAAGCTGATTAATGCTGTGGCAGATGCTGTGGTTGCCAAAGTGGTGCCTGAACTCAAAAAAATGTTTAAGGATACTGAAGACGATACTGTCACTCAAGCGCAACTTAATGCACGGTATTTCCATATCAGCGCTGAAGCAATGTGCGACTTGTGCAACGTACCAGGCTTTCCCAAGTTTTATGCACCAAACAAGGCCAATGCACGTTATTCATTAGAGGCCGTTAAGCAGTGGACGCAGGAGCAAAAGCAGACGAAGAAGTACATCTAATTCAAACGAAACCGGGCTAGGTTCTTTAACGGATGTTGGTCAATTATAGGAGGAAATAATTATGTATTTATCAAACGGAAGCAACAGTGTGCAAACGTACTTGCCACTAGGATTTATTGCACTCATGGTTATTGGCATTATCATCTCGTGTGTGATTTGGTACCGATTGGAACGGCGCCGTGAACAGGCCAAGCAGAAGTTGGCTAAACGAGATTTCGTATTTTTCAAAGCCAACTTATACGCCCAGAACTTAGGCCAAAAGGATAAATCATCATCAGTGCGGTAGTGATCAATATGATTTTCATTGGCTACGAGATGATAAAAAGTGCAAAAAAATAAACCAACAACTGTTTGCGGCAGTGTTGGTTCAAGCTCTAGCAAATGCTAGGTACTCACATAACAATTTTTAATATACACCTGAGTGCCTCACTTGTCTAATAATGCCTGTTATCATGCTGATTTTATCACGTGGTAGCAGGCATTTGCCGAGCTTGTATTTGGTATTAAGATTCCAGCGAAAGGCTCAGGTGCACGACATGTTCTATCGGCAGAAGAAGATTGATTGTGGCGACCAATATTCAGAGGTGGATATTATCCCACGCTCACTAGCAGCAGAACTGAATGCTAAAAAGGGACAGCGCTCAAAGAAGCGGCGAGTATCTGAACCCAAGCAAAAGAATCTCAATGATAAAAATGCCAAGCGCTACTTGCTGCAGTTAGGCAATGGCAATTTTGGTGCTGGTGATTTGCATGTATCGTGCACCTATCGGGATGAGTTCTTACCCCGGACGGTCGCCCAGGCTGAAAAGGAAGCGCGCAACTTCCTACGGCGGTTAGAGTATCGGCGGCAAAAGCAAGGACTGCCAGATTTGAAGTACATCTTAGTAACCGAGTGTCAGCAGGATGATGAGGGCAAGTACATTAAACGGGTCCATCATCATATTGTGATGAACGGCGGCCTGGATCGTGATGAAGTTGAGTCTATTTGGTCCAAACGGGTCAAAGGCCAAGGCAAGCAATCCATTGGCTGGATTAATGCGGATCGCATTCAACCTAACAAAAATGGCGTTGAGGCCTTAATGCGTTATATCAGTAAAGACCCCAAAGGCAAAAAGCGCTGGTCATCCAGTCGTAACCTCAAACGACCAGTGAGCCGGAATAATGACAGCTTGTGGACACAACACAAAGTAAAGCAGATGGCAGCCAACCGCAGGGATGCCTGGTTGCAGTTAGAGAAAATCTATCCACGTTATCAGATTGCAGAAGTTAAGTTTCAGCACAATGAATTAACCGGCTGGCATGTCTATTTGAAGATGTGGCTTAAGCCAGAATATGTGAAAAACAGAAGGTGAAATCATGAGTGCAGCAGAGATTCGAGTGAATGATTTGGTTTATGTTAAGCCAGTGGTTTGCTTAGGCCAAACTTTAATAAAAGAGCAACAAGGTTTCGTTGAAAAGGTCTTTAGATCCAATGAGTATGGTAGACAAACAATCTATCTGGTGTCTTTAAGTTTAGAGTACCGACAAGTGGAAATGTTTCGGTCAGGATTTACAAAACATTAGGGGTGAGATTATGAAAAAACAGCAAGTGACAGTCACTGAAGAACATCCGAAGCCACGTTTCTTTGATGTGAAGTATAAATTCAAGGGAATGAATCGGCCAGAGTATGTCAATCGTAAGAAGTTGTGGCCAGGGGATGAACCTTATGTGGACAACAATTGGCTGCACGTGGGCCAAGGGATTTCTATCAACGTTTGTAACCTTGAGTATTTCAAAGTGGATGAAATCATTAAAGGCGAAGTCCATCCGGTAATGGCTTACTTTGATGTGGATGATTCAACGGGTGAGGCTAATGGCAAAAGACATTAAAGAAGTGGTATCAGGTAACATTTTATATTTTGCCAAGCTGCAGCATTTGAACTTGCGCCAATTGTCAACGCTATCAGGCATTAATTACAGTGTGTTGGCCCATACTATTCAGGCTAATCAGCCTTATGGGGTATCGGTGGTGAATCTAAGCAAAATTGCTGAAGCACTTGAAGTGGCACCAGGGGATTTAGTAGACGATTGGCGAGAGGATGATGAATAATGGCAAGTTTTGAAATCGAATGTGTGACACAACTTTGTTTAGTGAAACTGGGGAATGACGTTTTTAAAGGCGATTTATACGGTGTTTATCAAGAAGCACATCGACATATTGCATTGAGAATTGAAGATGTAAGTGGTGTGATTTCAAATCCGGTGGCAGTTGTTGCGGTGAACGGTGAATTATTGTCCGTGAGATTAACCCAGGTCCATTTGCTGGGTGTTGAAGTATCTAAGCCGCTAGCTGATGTTGATGACACTTTATTTGCCAGAAGGAACATGGAAGTAATGATTGAGAAATATAAGCGGTTTTGAAAGTGAGGGCGTGTAAGTATGAAAAAGTATTACATTGAAGCCGAACAATTAACGGGTTGGCTGACCATGTTTCTTAAATACCACATTCGAATTGAACCAGCTGCAGACTTGTGTGACATGCAAACCATGGATGAATTAGTACCCAGGGGTAGATACTTTTTACCAACGAGTAGTGGGGATGTCGAAATTGAAGTTGGTGACTATATTGCAAGCAAACCGAATGGTGATCTAATTGTTATTCCAAAGGATGTACTGAAACAGTGCTTTAATACGACAGATGGGGAGACTACAAAATGAAACGAACTGTATGGGGACCAACAAAGATTTCAGCACTTTTACATGTTGTATTCGGTGATTCAGATTATAAGGATAAGCCCAAAAGTAGAGGACGGTTAGTGATGCGTCTCAAAATGCGTGAAGCGAGGCCGGAAGGTGGTTATCCAAGGTATTGGGATAGACGTAAGCGACCATTCAACACGTTCCGTAGTGAAGCCTGGTATGAAGAGATACGACAATATTGGGATGACGTTTATAACAACAAAGAAATAGGTTAAGAGGTGACAACATGGCTGAACGATCAGAGATTACAAAACGGTTAAGTGACCTAGTGGCCAAACGACTTGTTTCCCAAGATGAATATTGGAGTTCCGAAGTGACATTTGACCAGTGGCGGGACAGTGAACGTCGTATTGACTTCGTAGGATTTAAGCCAGGCCGAAGTGGTATGGCCGTCACGGCTGCCACCATTGAATTAGGTGAGTTTAGTTGTTACGAAGTGAAATCTTGTATGGGTGATTTTAAAAGTGGCCATGGGTTGAGCTTTTACGGTGATCATAATTACCTGGTGACTACGCAAGAATTTGCTGAGGAGTTATATCAAAAAATTATGCTACCTAATAATATTGATGCTGTGCTTTGTCCTGATAAAAACTGGACTCGGTTATATCGTAAATTTGATTTTGGTCCGAATCGCAATCGTGCAAGACCAGCGTCTGAGATGTTATGGAATATTGTATTAGTTCACGGCCACCGAAATGGATAAGTGTTATTTACGGCGGTGGCATGAAGGTTTAAATTGCTGGGTTTACCTGTATAATGACAATGGATTGCTAGTTGAATACAGTGACGTGGCCAGGCTCAAAACAGCGTTTAACCGTGAGTTTTGCCAAATGCAACCAGACTATACACCGATTGAAGTGGGGTTAAGGGATGAAGATTACCAAACGCAAAGCAGAAAAGACCATCATGGCAGCATTTGAGTTGCCGTTTTACGAGTTGTCAGAAGTTGTATTTCCGATTGATGAACCAGCATTACATGGTTTGTTAGCAGAAGCAAAGGTGAAACTCGATCAATGGCAACTGAATGCTAAGACTGACAGTTATCCATTTTAGGCCGTAAAAAAAGCCATCGTGCGGCTCAAGACACGGTGACTTAACTGAAGGACTCTTTCTTCAAGGACCACTTAAAATTATAGCATAGACATAATTAGAAAGTGGTGGCGCTAAGTGGTGAAGGGGTCAAGCTATAAATGGTTGAATGAGTACATGCAGCTTGAAAATGACATTAGTTATCTTGAGTGGGAAATTCAAAAAACGACAGCTGAATCTGACCGTTGGTTATCCGGCGACTTAGGCCAAATGCACGTGGGTGGTGATCACTCACGACCGGCGCAATTGAACAAAGAGCTGGATAAATTGACTGCCGAACTACAATGGCGCAAACGGGCAGTGACAGATTTGAAAGAATTGATTCAAAAGTTTAAAGGCACTGAAGCACAGATTTTGCGGAAGAAGTATGTTGAAGGCGAAACGCTAGAAGATATTGCAACGGATCTCAATTACTCGGTAAGCTATATCCGACAGAAGCACGCCGAGTTACACCGTAGGCTGGATTTTATTGACAACTATATAGGGGCAGGCGCAGAGTAGACGTATCGGTTGGTACGTCTATTTTTAGTTTGGGGGACAATGTATGAAGAGTGAAGGGAAAATGGAAGGTTTGCTAAAAAATATTTGCGCACTTGCAAGAGAATTAATTAAGAGATTGAAACGCTTTAGATATTACTTTTTATTTATGCTAGTATTATCATTTTCTGAGGCAAGTTTAAAGCCTTATTTTGATTGGAAACAGTTTATTGTGATGATGGTTAATTTTATTGTGTTAACACTTTTATTATTTGGTCCCGTTTATCTGCTGTTTGTTGTAGTGAATAAATTGGTCTATTCTTTGGAAGACAAAAATGTTCAGTGGAGATTAATGAAGTTACAGTATTATTCTGATGGATGGGAAAGTGAGGCGATGAGGAAGACAAAGAAATCAGTTAAGGACCGAATTGGAGAAAAGACAAAAGAGGAAATTGAAGACTTATATGTAGAAAAAGTAATATTGCAAACAAAAATAAATGCTTCAGTAAAATATAAGTATATTTTAGCGAATATCGTATCGGCAACGGTAATTGTAATTGTACTTAAGACTTTGTTGGAGTTATCTGGTAACTTGAGTTCAGATCAAGTTAATAAGATGGGTTGGCTATTTCAAAAATTATATAAATTTGTTTATTCAGAAAAAATAAATACTTATTGGTTTTTAAGCGGGCTAACATTATGTATAGCAATGTTGATAGCAACGATGTTTGATTACAGAGAAGATAATTTGAATTTAAATACGATAACTGAGGCTATTGAATTAAAAAAGTTAGAGAAAGCAAGTAATAATAAAAGCAAGAATAATTGATTATTACAGAATAACGTTCGATTTATGAACACTAATAAATCGAATGTTACTATTGCAATTAACGTGGTATCTTAATAACATCAAATAATTCAAATCAACCCAATCGGCTGCTGCAGCTGGTTGGGTATTTTTATGGGATGAGGTGAGCGATATGTTAATGGAGATTCGCAGCACCTGCGCAGGTATGGAGTGCTGGGACACTGACAATAAGCGGACAGTCCTGCTGCCATTTGATAGCACCATGGTCGAACCGGAACTACCACGAAGAGACCTGGAGTATGAAACGGTTGGTGGACTCAGAGCAATTGCCGAATCAATGAACATTGAGGTACCAACTAAAATCAAGAAGGCTGACTTGATTGCGTTGATTAACGATCATGTCTAAACAAATGTGTCAGTATGAAGGCTGCAACAACCTGGTAGACCATGGCAAGTACTGCCAGGAGCATGCCTATAGTCGTAAGTACCGACAGGCCAAGCGGAAGAAACGTGATGTCTATCACCATGACAACAAGCCGTACTATCGCACCGAACGTTGGCAGACTGTGTGTATGGAGGTTGATATTCGGGAACACAATTGCTGCCAACGATGTGGTCGCTATGTCTATGGCAGACACAAGCATCATCATCACATTAAACCAATTAAGGTTGATGCAAGTCTAGCTTATGATCCAAACAATATTATGCTACTTTGCAATTTATGTCATCCAATTGTAGAACACGAACAGGAAGCCAAGCCGCCGAAAGTCTTCCCATCTTACTTTAGCCCCCCTACCCCAAATCAAAATTTTAGGCCGCCGGAGGGATAGGGCAGGGTGGAGACGCGCGCGCAGTTCTGACCAAAAAAATTTTCAAAGGGGGGTGAACGTCGATGGGCCGCAAAACGAAAAAGCAAAAAGAAGTTGAAGAAATGGCCGCAACCGTTGATGCTGAGCGGAATCGAGTACTTGAAATCATGCAAAAAACGGACGTTTATTCGATACTTTTAGATCCATTGATTGAGAGCTATTTAGATGCTTTTCGAGTGTACAAAGTCATGTATAAACGTTGGAGCGACGCGGGTTTTCCTGAGACACAATCCTTTACGAATAAAAACGGTGCAAAAAACGCCGTTAAGCACCCTTTAAGTGTGCAAGTGGATATTTGGTCAGAGAAGAAATTACGGGCTTTAGAACGGCTAGGAATGACGAATAAGAGCTTAGCAAGACGTGTGATTACAGGCGGCACAACCGTTGATACAACAACCGGCCAAGCTGAAATTGAAAACGGTAATCGGCCTAATGCGGTACTTAATTTTAAAGATAAATGGAACCGAAAGCGCGGTAGTGGCTAATGGAAATTGACGCCGAAACAAATTACGCTGAAATCTATGCAAAATTGGTGCGCCGCTACCCTAAAAGATACCCAATGACCATTCGAAAGGCCGTCAAACGCTATTTCAAGTGGAAAAAACGTAAGGATATTTGGTGGGATAATTACAAAGCCAATGAAGCGCTGGACTTTATGCAGACGTTTGTACGGCATGTTAAAGGCACTTTGGCCGGGAAGCTACTGGAACTAGAACCATGGGAAATGTTTGGCTTTGCGCAGCTCTATGGGTGGCAGCATCATAACGACAAAGGCGAAACATGCCGCGTTATCAGTGAAGTTTACTGGCAAGTGCCGAAAAAGAATGGGAAAACACTGATTGGTACTGGAGCTTTGGCTTACGCCATGTATGGGGATGACGAATTAGGGGCCAACGTGTATTGCTGTGCGTCAGATTTTGACCAGGCACAGTATGCTGCTGGCCCATTTGCATTAACGATTCAGAACAGTGAAGAACTTTATGCCAATACCCAGATTTTTAAAGGCAAAGGTGGTTCGGTTACTGGTGCGGCTTATCGTTATGATCTTGAGGGCATTAATTACATCAATGAATTCAAGGTAATGACCAAGAATACTGGCAAAATTGAAGGGTCTAACCCCTCATTTGTTTTGAATGATGAATTACATACTCAGAAGAACATGGAACAATACGATAACTTCAAGTCAGCCATGGCCGATCGGTTGCAGCCAATCATGTTTAACATTTCAACTGCCGGCAAAGGGTCGTCTTCAGTCGGGATGCGCGTGTACAAGGAATCAAAAGCGATTCTGGAGCAAGACAATGATGATTCACGGCTGGTGCTGATCTATGAACCCAACCGCGGCTATGATTATGCTGATCGTAAAGTTTGGAAAATGGTCAATCCGAACATTGGTATCTCAGTCACTATGGAATTTTTAGAGAAGGAATTTAAATCGGCTGAGCGTTCTGAACACGGTAAAGGTGAATTCTTATCAAAGCATTTAGACGTGTTTGTAAACGGTGCGGACAATTATTTCACCCGCGATCAAGTGGAACCAATTTTGCAACCAGGTAAAATGGGCGACCTTAGCCACATGCCATGTTGGCTAGGTGTCGATTTGTCCAAAACAACCGATTTAACCTGCATTTCATTGAATTTCCCAACACAAATGGAAGATGGTCGCGCCATGTTGAAGGTAAAACAACGTTATTTCTTGCCGTTTGAAAACGTTGATTTTCGGGAGCAAGAAGATAACGTGCCCTATCGTCAACTGGCAGAACAAGGGTTTGTTGAATTTTGTGAAGGTCGGATGATTGACCAAGACCAGGTGCTGGAATATGTGCGGGGCCTGATGGAAGAATATGAAATTCAGGGTATCAATTATGATCCCGCCATGGCCCAGCACTTGGTAGAAATGTTTGAGAATCTTGGCTTAGAATGCGTTGAAGTTCGCCAGTACCCAACCGTTTTGAATGACGTTGTGCGTGATACTGAACGATTAATGTATGAAAAACGATTGATTACGGATAATCCGCTGCTGGTTTATTGCTTGTTAAACGTCGTTGCAATTGAAAATATTAACGGTATGATTGCGCCTTCAAAGCGACAGTCCACTCATAAAATTGACGGGGCTGCCGCCTTTTTCGATGCTCACAAATCAACGGTTGACCAAATGAGTGATGTGACAGCAGATGAAATGAACGATTATGTCAACGATTTATACAAATAGGTGGTGATAATTTGGGAGTTAGAAGTTTCTTTTCGCGTCAGATTCGACATTTGTTGGAACGACGGGGTTGGTTAGATGATGTAGCAACCAGTACGATTCGCTGGCAATCACATTTGGTGAATGATGCCAATATTTTGGAATCATCAGACGTTTATGAATTGTTATCGGATATTGCGAATCAAGTAGTGCTAGCAGAACCGGTAGTACTGGATGCCAATGATAACGAAGTAAAAAATCATGCCGCGTTGAAAGTGCTGCGCAATCCAAACGGCTATTTAACAGGGAGTGAGTTCGCCAGGCTACAGTGTAACTTGTTGCTGTTACAAGGGGATGCCTATCCAATTTATGTTAATGGCCAATTACATCTTTTAGGCGACGTTTATACTGAGCTGGATGATCGTTTAACAGAGCATTATCGGGTTGGTGCAACTGAAATTCCCGGTGCAGCCATTCGCCACATTAAAAATGTTGGCACTGGTTACGATGAAGGCGTTGGCCTATTGGAATTAGGCCGAAACACCTTAGATGGGGTGATGAACGCGGAACAAGCCTTGAATGAGAAGTATAAAAAGGGTGGCTTGCTAGCGTTTTTACTACGGTTAGACAGTGTGATAACCCCAAGCAACAAAAATCAAAAAACGTTGATTGATGCAATCAAAAAGCAATTAGATGGCGTTAGCACGTCTGGCGAAACCAAAATCGTGCCGTTAGGTAAAGGGTACTCAATCGAAACCCTAGAATCACCAGTGGAAGATGATAAGATTTTGTCTTATCTCAACGTTTATAAGCCGGATTTAGGCAAATACCTGGGCATTAACGTTGGAACATATCAAAAACTGATGGAAACCGACGTTGAAAAAGCCATGATGTACCTGCACAACAAGGTGGTACGGCCATACCTCAAAAATTTGGCGGAACATTATACCAGGTTGTTTTTTGATGACGCGTCCGGGTTGCGATTAGAATGGCGCATTAATATTTTGGACTTCGTGCCGTATTCGGTGAAGACGACAATTGCTTATAACCAAGTGCGCACGGCCATGTTAATGCCAGATGATGCCCGGGTAATGCTGGGGCACAAACCGGCTGGCACCAAAGAATCACAGCAATTGTATATCAGTAAAGACCTGGTACCACTTGACCAAATCGGCGATGTCGCCGCGGCACAAGCGAAGGGAGGTGATAAAGATGACAATCAAAGCCAGGGAAGTCAGAACTTATCAAATCAGCCACTTCAATAAGCGTGATGCAACAGACGCGAACCCCGCTACAATCAAGGGTTATGCGTCTGTTTTTAATTCACCCACGATCATTGCCGACTGTTGGCAAGAACAAATTGAACCAGGGGCCTTTAGCAAAAGCCTGGGTAGTGACGATATTCGCTGTTTGTTTAATCACAATTGGGACCACGTGTTAGGTCGTTCGCAATCTGGCACCTTAACGCTGCAGGAAGACGAACATGGACTAGCATTTGAAGTTGCTTTACCTGAAACCACCACGGCCCAAGACTTAGCAGTCTCAATGAATCGCGGTGACATTAATCAATGTTCATTTGGTTTTTGCCCGACTATCGACGAATGGGATTATAGCGATCCTGATATGCCTGTTCGTACAATCAAAGAGGTGAAACTATATGAAATCAGCATTGTACCACTACCTGCATACGGTGATACTGAAGCCAATTTGGTGCGTAGCGGCGTTATTTCGGAAGATATGGTGAAAAACATTCAACTTAGAAAAGAAATTATGAAAGAAATCGAAAGAGGGTTAACACTATGAACAAAAAATTCTTACTTGAATTACAACGGGCGAAACGCTCACGCCTTGAAGCGTTAGAAACGGAAGTTCGGGCTGAAGGACTAAGCGCCGATGATGCTAAAAAAATCAAAGATGAAGTTGATGCCATCAATAAGGATCTTCAAGATATTGCAGACCAATTAGCAGCTGCTACTGATGATGGTAACAAAGAGGGCGATAATACCGAAGATGATAACAAGGATGATAATTCTGGTAGTTCAGACGATAGCGGTTCTGATGATTCGAGCAGCTCAGATGATGGTGGGTCTGACGACGATGGCGACAAGAAAGATACTGGTAAGCGTTCGGCAGAAATGAATAAAGGTGCGCTAGGGCCGATTGCAACCAATATTTTAAAATCCATCAATCGGGGCCAAAATCTCACAGGCAATAGCGCTAAAAAGTTAGAGGAACGCCAACGTGAGGCCTTCTTTGGCTATGTCGCCGGTAAGACTTCAAGTGAAGAAGCGCGTTCATTAGGGATTATCAGTGGGAATGGCGGTGTAACGGTTCCTAAAACCATTGCCAGCGATGTTATCAGCTATGCGCAAGAAGAAAACGTCTTACGCCGCTTTGGGACGATTCACAAGACTACGTCGACAGAAGGCTACCCCGTATTAGTCAAAGCGCCAACTGCTAACGGTCACAAGAAAGAACGTGACGCTGACTCAATTCCAGACAGTGATGTTGAATTCGATGAAATCGTCATGGATCCAGCTGAATTCGATGCACTGGCAACTGTCACCAAGAAATTATTGAAGCGGACAGATGTACCGTTGGAAAAAATCATTCTTGATGAATTAACGAAGTCCTATACGGCCAAGGAAATTGATTACATGTTCAATGGGACTGAGACCGGCAACGAAAACCCAGGGTCATTGTCCAAAAAGGCAGTTGAATTTAAGCCAGCGGCCGCAATCGACATGACTAAAGGCCCAGAAGTTTACAAGGGCTTAGTGGCGTTCAAGCATGCCGTTAAGGCGTCAGTTCGTAAGAACTCTATTTTCATCATGAATGATGCTGCTGAAGCACTGGTTGAATCCATGTTAGATGACAATGGTCGGCCGCTTTATCGCGATGACATTCAAGTCGCTGAAGGGATTAACGGGCGTTTGGTCGGTGCCAATACGGTAGTAACGGAAGGCGCTAACGTACCGGATAATCCTGAAATGCCTGTTTTCTACTATGGCGATATGCGTTCATTCCACATTCAGGATGTCAATGGTTCATTAGAAGTGCAAAAACTGGACCAGCTGTTCGCATTGACCAACAAAATGGGTTATAAGATCTACAACATTTTAGATGCACAGTTGATTTACAGCCCGCTAGAACCAACCGTTTACAAGTGGATCGCAGATGGTGAAGCAAAAAAAGCGTAACCCCGCCTGAAAATGGTGGGGATAACGAATCGGGTGCACCTGAGTCAGGCGCTGAAAGTGCTGCTGACCCTGGTTCAGGTGCATCAGATAGCGATGCGGGTCAATCGGCAGCACCTGCTAGTTCCGGCACAACTGAATCAGCTGAACCAGCAGCTAGTGGTGAACCGACTGAAGCCGATGGAGGTCAATCCTAATGGCCGATACCGAAGACCCTTTGTTAAGTAAATTTAAGCAGCACATCGAATATGAAGAAGGTATGGATGATAGCATGTTCGATACTTATCTGAAATCCGCCCGCAGCCTGGTAAAAGTTGCCACGGGTTGGGAACCAGAACAATCGGTGCTGATGATTGCCGCCATGCTGAATGATTGGCGGGTGCCAGATAGTGACATGCAAAAGGCGTTAGATGCCATGACGCCGATTCTATTAGCGGAAGGACTGGCTGACCATGACGAGACTGCCGAACCATCTGAAGTGGCGAGCAACACTGCTGAAGCTGATTGAAACAACTGGGGCTGATGATCGTCAGGATAAATCATGGCAACCAGTGCGAACCTTGAATTATGAAGACATTGGCACCACTGCCCAAGATGTTTACCTTGCGAAGCAGGCCAAAACAGATGTAGTCCGAAAAATCCGCTGTCGTTTAGACAAATCAATATCACGTAAGAATAATCGTGTCCAAATTGGAGACGATATTTTTTTGATCACGCGAATTTACTTAGACGAAGAAAAGAAAATGATGGAGTTGAGTTTGAATTATGTTGATTGATTTAACTGAATTTCGCCAACGGTTGAAGGCTATTGGTTACCCAGTATTTCAAAATGGCCCACCAACTGGTACGGCCTATCCGTATTTCGTTTATACCTTTACCAATCAGCGCAAAATAACGGCGGGTGGTCAGCACTTGGCCTATTTATCAGAATATCAAGTTTCCCTGTTTACCAGTGGCACAGAGGCCGATTTAAAGGGCTTTAGAGAAGCATTTGTCGATGTGCCTTACATTGATTTCGTTGGGCAACAGGGGGACGAAAACGACAGTACGATTACAAATTTTTACACCTATTTGCGGGTGCTAGCAGATGAGTGAAAACGGGTTTGAGGACTTCCAGAAAATTTTAAAACAAATTAATGTGTCAGAGTCGCAGGTTCAAAAGGTTTTAAAGGCTGGAGCAGATGCCTACACCACAAAATTAAAGCCGAATGTGCCGAAAGACCCTAACGCACACTTCGCCAAACGTTACGGTTCCATGATCAGTAATTTAACCAATAAGCCAGACGGCCAAGATGTGATTACAACTTTTGGCGCATCGTTTTGGTGGCGTTTTGTGGAGCATGGCACCGTTAAAATGCGTGCCCAAAATTTTGTGCGTAACACTTGGAATGCAAGCAGTGCAGAGATTAGTAAATTGATGATTACAAAAATGATGCAAGAAATGAGGTTGTTATAAATGCCAGATACACCAACAACAAACACCAAGGCGGATAAAGACGCCTATCTATTAACGGTACGTGATGTGTTTTTCTGTCCGAAAATTCTGAAAGAAACCACATCTACATTGCCTGAATATTCGGAAGATGTTTATCGGAAAACCATCGCAAAGAAAATTGAAGTTAAAGGGAATGGGAAAACCGTCTCGATTTATGCTTCAGGGGTTTTGATTGGGACTGTGGCCATGGAAAACCAGGAAGAAATTTCGATGGATCATATCGGGATTGCAACCAAAGTGTTGGACGCAATTAGCCAAGTAGCGGCCGAAAATGGTATTTCAGTCGGTATTGGGGATGCAACTGAGCTGCCGGAGTTTGCCTGGGGGTTTGTGGCTGAACGTTCCGATGGCGTGATGGATGCGATGTGGTTCCCAAGTTGTACTTTAAGCCCAGCCACCGAATTGAGTTATGAAACATCTGAAGATGAATTTAAAGAACAAGATGTGTCAATGTCGATTATTGCGGGGCCACTACGTTATGCAATGCCGGATGGGCACCATGCGTTGTACTTCAAATATTCAAATCAACGAGACACAACGTTATTGGTTGATGATTTCATGAGCCAAGTGGTTTACGACGTTTCCCAAATTGCCAGTTTAAAAAGTGATGCTGCACCAGTAGCTGTGACTGGTGTGGCGCTTGCGCCAACCACAGCAAATGTTGAAGTTGGTAAAACGACTAAATTAGCAGCAACGCTTACGCCGACCAATGCGACCAATAAAACCGTAGCTTACACCTCAAGCGATGAAGGTGTTGCAAAGGTTAGTGCTGATGGGACTGTTACAGGGGTTAAAGCCGGCACAGCCATCATTACAGCAACCGTTGGTGGCGTAACCGGCACCGCAGAAATCACAGTCACAGGAGGCACTGAATAATGGCAAAGCTATCTGATTTAATTCCTAAAGCAAAGCAGGCTGACACCTTACAGATCATGGGCGCTGAAATCCCGGTAGCCTTTACCTTCAAAACGCTTAGTTACGTTGAAGACACGGGCAAAGGGTCGTTTCAGCGGTTGTTAAACCTGTTTGAAAACCAAAAAACGTCTGATAACTTAGATCCAAAGATGATTGATGGTATTTACACGTTGCTTTATGCCATGATTCGCACTGGCGGTACGGCCACCACACCAGATGAGGTGAAAGAGCTAATTCCAATCACCGAATTAGCCAACATTGCCCCTAAAATCAATGAGCTGTTTGGTAGTGCGTATTTTCAGCAAGAAGATGCGGATAAAATCAAGGCGGACGATTCCACAAAAAAATAAAGTCGCGACATGCAAACTCCCAGATGGATGAAGATCCCTGGGAGTTTTATTTGTATGTTGCCACAACGTTGTTTCATTGGACGTTTGAATTTTTAATGGACGCGACACCGAATTTATTCATGAAAAACTACGTGATGTGGTTACGCCAGAACAATCCGGATGCCATTGAAGAACGTCAAGAAGTCTTCATGGATGAAGTACCGTTCTGGAATTAACTGAGAAAGGGGGATGACAGATGGCAAGTGAAAAAGAAGCCGACGTTGTACTGCGCTTTAAGTCGGACGGCGCCGTTGAAATGGCCAAAACGGTTAAAGAACTGAACAGCATTATGAACACGGCGTCTAAGGAATATCGGGCCCAAATTGCGGCCATGGGTGATGATGCCAGTGCCACTGATAAGTTGGTGGCAGCCCAGAAGAAACTGGAAACACAATTTGCAGCGGCCCAAAAGCGGACCCAGTTATTGGTCAGTGAATTTAAGGACATGCAAAATTCTGGCAATGCGTCAACGGCTGAATTAACCAAAATGCAAGGTCGAGTGGCCGATGCGCAGCGGGCCGAAGCTAGTTTAGGCAGTCAGCTGGAAAAAGTGAACGATCAATTAAGTGATAGCGGTAAATCGGCTACTGCGGCCAAAGAAAAACTGGCAGGGCTTGAAAATGAAGGCGACCAATTGCAAGCCAAGCAGAAAGAATTGGCGTCGGCAATCAAGCTGGAAAACACGCAGTTAGGTGCCAATGCAACGGCAGCACAAAAAACAGAAACCAGTCAGAAGCAATTGGCTGAGCAACTTAAGCTGGCTAAGCAAGTAGTAGCCAACCTGGAACAACAGTTGCAACAGACCAAGGCGGCTTATGGTGAAAACTCAAATGAAGCCACGCAAATGGCCACCAAGCTTAACAATGCCAAATCAGCAGTAGCCAACTTGGAATCAGGCTTAGCAGCATTAGGTAACGAAAGCGATTCGGCCAAAAGTGACTTAAGTAATTTACAGACAGAAGGTAGTCGTCTACAGGCCCAGCAAAAGGAACTGGCGTCAGCAATCAAGCTGGAAAACACGCAGCTAGCTGCCAACGCCACCGAAGCACAGCGTACTGAGGCCAGCCAGAAGCAATTATCGTCACAGCTTAACTTGGCTAAGCAAGTGGTCGCTAACTTGGAACGCCAACTGCAGCAGACCAAAGCGGCCTATGGCCAAAATTCAAGCGAAGCTATGCAGATGGCTACCAAGCTGAATAATGCCAAAACAGCCGTTACTGATCTTGAAAATAAGTTGTCGTCGTTAGGGAACGAAAGCAAAAATGCCGGTACCGACATGGAACAGCTAGGTCAGAAGCTGGATGCTGGTAATTTAATGCAGGCCGGGGATGCATTGTCAGGTGTTGGCGATAAGGCCAAGGAAATGGGCAGTTCGGTTGTTTCCGCAGCCATGGATTACGCCAATGGCCAGACCAAAATGCAGGCGTCTATGGGTGGGACTGCCCAGGAAGCCCAGGAAATGATGGGCGTTGTCAAGCAGGTCATGAATCAAGGGGTAGTTGAGTCAGTTGATGAAGCTGTTGATGCAGTTTCCAACGTTCGGACAGCTTTTGGTGACCTTAATAACACGGATTTAGCCAGTTTAACGGACAAAATCACCACATTATCCCAGCGGACAGGTACGGATTATAACGAAAACATTCAAGCTGCAGCGCAAATGAACAAGGCCTTTGGGATTAGCGGTGAAAAGGCCATGGATATGATCGCCACCGGTTTTCAGAATGGTGCCAATGCCAGTGATGACTTTTTGGACACCGTACACGAATATTCACCGCAATTTAAAGATGCCGGCTTTAGTGCGCAACAAATGATGCGTATTATCACAGCAGGCGCAAAAGATGGGGCCTTTAACACCGATAAAGCTGCCGATGCCGTCAAGGAATTAGGCCTGAAAATGACCGATGGTTCAACACCAGTCAAAACTTATTTCGGCCAATTCAGTAAACACACGCAACAAATGGTGAAGGACTTGCGTAAAGGCAAAGCCACATCAGGGGATGTCACCAAGGCCATTGCAAAGGACCTTAAAAATATGACGCCGGCTGAACAAAAGTCCGCGTTGTCAGCGTTGGGCACACAGTTTGAAGATTTAGGGAACAAAGCATCTACTTCATTACTGGAAGCAGCAGGGTCGACCGATAAGGTTACCGGCGGCCTGGACAATATGAGCAAGCACAATCCATCTGAAAAGCTGAAAGGTGCGCTCAATGAACTGAAGTCTTCTTTTGTGGATCTATTAGGAAGCATGACGCCAGTGATTGAGACGGTTACCAATGTGGTTAAGGCTTTTGCAAATATGCCAGGGCCGGTTAAAGCAGTGGTAGCTGCTTTTGGCGCTGTTGTTGCTGTAATTGGTGCTCTCGCACCGGTTATAACAGCAGTCGTTGGTGTGATAGGATTGTTTGGTGCTGGTGCCGGTGAAGCTGGTGCGGCCGCAGGTGGTTTGAGCATTGCATTAGGTCCAATTGCAATTGCAATCGCAGCAGTTATAGCGGCCATCGTTGCGATTGTTGAAGTGATTAAGCACTGGGGCGAGATTGTAGATTGGTTTAAAAATCTTTGGAATTCGTTTAAAGAATGGTTAGGCCCATTCTGGGAAACTGTCAAACAAACGTTCAGCAATGCTTTCAATGCCATTAAAGACACGATCACCAATGTTTGGACCGGCATTAAAACCTGGCTGCAGAATGCCTGGACTTCAGTTATTACGTTGGCCAAAACGATTTTTACCCCGTTAGGCCAATTCTTTACCCAAATTTGGAATGGGATTAAGTCAGTTGTAACATCAGTTTGGAATGGCATTAAATCCACAGCCAGTTCCGTCTGGAATGGCATTAAAACGGTAATCAGCAATGTGGTTAATGGGATTAAGTCGGCCGTTACATCAGCCTGGAACAAGGTGAAATCAACCACTTCATCCGTTTTTAACGGCGTGAAGTCGGTGGCCAGTTCCGTTTGGAACGGCATCAAATCCACGATTAGTTCAGTGGTTAATGCCGTTAAATCGGTGGTATCAAGTGCCTGGAACGGCGTTAAGTCTGTCACCAGTTCTGTTTTTAATGGTGTAAAAGGGACAGCCAGTTCCGTTTGGAATAGCATTAAATCGACCATTTCAAGTGTTGTTAACGGGATTAAATCAGTGGTATCAAGTGCCTGGAATGCTGTGAAGTCTGTCACCTCATCGGTTTGGAACGGCATTAAATCAGCGATGATTAACCCAGTTCAGGCCGCAAAAAGCACGATTTCTGGCATTGTCAGTGCCATTAAAGGATTCTTTAGCGGCATGCATTTGGCATTGCCACGCATTAGCATGCCACCATTACCGCATTTTAATTTGTCTGGATCCTTTAGCTTAAAACCACCGCGCGTACCGCACTTAAGTGTTAGTTGGTATGCCAAAGGTGGGATTTTCACCCAACCCACAATTTTTGGGGCCGATGGTGGTGGCTTGAAAGGTGCCGGTGAAGCCGGACCAGAAGCAGCCTTACCGTTAAACGCTGAAACCTTAGGCGCAATTGGCCAAGGAATTGCAGCATCAATGAACGGCGGACAACCGATCACACTGCAAATTGATGGCCGCACGTTTGCCCAGATTGCTGGGCCTTACATGTCGGATTATCTACAGCAAAGCGATGCATCATCAAACTTTAGTTATGGAAAGAGGCCTTGGTAATGATTGATACGTTAATCGATGGACAATCCTTAACGGCGTTGGAAGTTTACACCGTCAAGATGCCTAATTTACCAAGCGCCCAGCGGGATGTCAGTTATACAGCGGTACCAGGTCGCGTGCACGGATCGCTTAGCCGTAAGTTGGGCTGGAAGGATGTCACGATCACCATACCGATGACCTATTATGATTTGAACAATTTGCAAGTCAAAAAGCGACAAGTTGGGGCCTTGATTCAGGCGGCCCAACGAATCGCTTTTTCTAATGATCCAGATTTTTATTTATTGGTTAAAAATGCTGATGTGTCCGATGTCACCCCGGACAGCACTGAAGCCGTGGCAACATTTAACATTACAGCAGTTGTTGACCCATTTCAGTATCAAAATACGCCAGTCGTAACCATTTCAGCAGCAACCACTTTGGTTAACCCTGGTGGGCAAACCGCTGAACCGTTGATCACACTGTATGGCAGTGATCATTGTGAGCTAGTCATAAATGGGGATGTTGTAGGCGTTGATGCCGTAGATGGCAGTGTCACGATCGATAGTCGACTACAGACTTGTTACAAAGGCGCAACCAATTTGGATAATAAAATGACAGGTGCTTTCCCCACGTTGGTACCTGGTAAAAACACGATTCAATTTGCAGCAGGAACAACCAAAATCGAGATTGACGAAAGGTGGTGTTGGACGCTTTGATTCAACTTTACAACAGTGATGTAACGGATTTTACGCACAACGGTCACGTGCTGCAGGATGTTTCAAATGATACAGTGACTTGGCAATTAAACGCAAAGTTTGAATTGCAATTTGATTATCCGTTATTTAGCCCTTATGGGTTTGAATTAACAGAAGAACGGCTTATAACCGTGCCAACACCTAGCATTCATAATCACGACCAGGCTTTTCGGATTGATACCGTGACGAAGTCAATGGGAATGCTCACAGTGCATGCCTATCACGTATTCTGGGACCTGATGCAGAATTTTGTAGAAGATACCAATGTGGTGGACAAGACCGGTAGCGATGCGCTGAAACAGATTTTGGAGCGAACACAATATGAATCAGGATTTAAAGTAGCCTCAAACCTGGCTAACGTAGCCACGGCTAGAATGGTGCGTATGTCAGCGCTGGCCGCCTTAATTGGCACTGATGACAATACGTTCGTTAGCCGTTGGGGCGGCGAATTTGAATGGGATAATTTTGAGTTTAATGTTGCCGATAAAATTGGCAGTGATCGTGGTGTTATTTTCCGAGATGGTAAAAATTTAACCGGGTATTCGGCCCAAACTGCCACGGCCAACGTGGTCACGCGCATTATGCCAGAAGGGTATAATGGCCTGCTGCTACCTGAAAAGTACGTGGATAGTCCGCTGATCGGTAATTATCGCAAGCCACGAATTGCGGTTGTTCAGTATTCGGATGTGAAGGCCATTGATGAAAATACGGCTTCAGATGATGAGAATGCAGTGCCATTAGAAGAAGCATATGACTTGCTACGCAAAGCCGCCAAAGCTGATTTTGAAACGAACAACCTGGATAAACCGGCTACCACTTACAAATTAAATGTGATTTTGCTGGAAAACACTGAAGAATATCGCGATAAAGGTCAGTTTAACCGGGTTTATCCTGGTGATACAGCGACGTTTATCCATAGCAAGGACCGGGAAGAAGTCAAAGCTGAATTAACAGCATTTACCTGGTCACCTGTGCAGCAGGAATACTTAACGGTGACCTTTGACTCCACCACCAAGCCCAGCCCAGATGTGAACCACACCATTACCAGGCTACAAAGCCAGGTAACCAGTATTGATCGTAACGTGAAAGCCGTGGCGGCGAACGGTAAAAATGCCAATACCTGGAGTGATAAGGCGCCTACCGATGCTGATACTGGAACTGAAGGCGATGTCTGGTATGACCAAGAAGGCAGCAAAATCACCATGTACAAGTATGAAGGTGGCAAGTGGACAAAGGCGGTTGATGATTTAACCGGCGAAGAAATCCGCAAAGAAGTCGATGAAAAGGCTGCCCAAATACCAGATTTAAAAGCCCAAATTGAAGCTGCTATGGCCCAAGCAGAAGCCAATGCAGCCAACTTTGGCGATATGACAGCAACGTTGGCCAGTGTTAGTGATGCCATGGACAACGTTAAAGAGGGTATGACTGAAGCCGCCGCAAATGCCTTGACCGCCTTGAATCAGGCTGAGGATCTAACCGAAAACTATACCCAAATCAAAACGGATATAGATGACGTTAAAGGCACCATGTCAACCCTGGCCAGCCAACAGATCGTGGATGATTTGAAAAACACGGTCACTCAAACAGCCGCTGGGTTAGACTTGGCTAATGATCAATTGGCGCTGAAGGCCGACAGCACCATAACGGATAAGCTCAACAAAAGCGTTGATTCACTGTCAGGTCAGATGAAGATTCAGGCGGACAAAGTTCAAACAATGGTGACTAAGTCGGAGTTAACGGCTGCTACAAGTGGTTTTGTTACAGAAGAGTATGTACAAGCACAAACGGATATTTTAGCTGATTCTATAACAAATACAGTTAGCAAACTGAATGCTCAAGTTAATGCAATGGGACAGGTCAATCAGTTAAACAATAGTGAATGGGACCCGGACTTTAGTGGTTGGAAATTTTGGCTATTTAATGGTGGAATCAGAATGGTCAGACAAGATGGCTCTCACGACGGTAGCAGAATTTTAAATATGGGAAGTCCGGCCACGTCCGATACTAATATTAAAGATAAACCGACTGTTGAGTTTATTAGTGGCTGGATTCCTGTTACCCCAGGGCGGAAAGTATCTGTGTCAATCGATGCTATTAGATACTGGGTACCAACAGATGGCACTGATAATAGTGCAAGAGTTCAGTTTCAATATGCAAACACATCAAATACTCAAAACTTTGATTTGTCCGCTGACATCAGTAAATATGGTGACGGAATTTTAAATTTTTATAGTGGTAGTACGAACAATCAATGGCAAACGTACAAGGTATCAACAACTGTGCCAGATGGCATGCTATACGTACGCCTATACGGGTGGGTAAAAGGCGTCCACTCCGATTTAAACATATCTCGACCAATGATAGTTATTGATCAAGATGTAGGTGTATATGTGCCAGGACGCTATAACAATAATGCTGCTCTTACCGCATTATCGCAGAAAGCAGATAATATTGAAGCTATTGCAATCAATAGTGAGGATGAGATTTCTAGATTACAACTAGATATAGCTGGGATACAGGCGACAGTAAGTGACGGTGTTACACAGGAACAATTAACGTTGTTAAATAATCAACTGACATCAACAATAACTTCGGTTAATAATGTCGTTAGAGGTAATTTACTACTGGGTACAGCTAATTCGCTAACGGTCACTGGGACTGGTAATGCAAACCAGGGGTGTGGCAAATATACATTACAGCGCGATGCACTTGGACAACAGGTGACACTCGGTTTTGCAATAACTGCAAGTTCTGATGGGGGCACGTTTATACCACAAACTGGTGATGGTTATCAAACGTGGCAGCTATCAGGGGTAACTTCAGTGCCAATTAAAAAAGGTTGGAATTGGTACACGTACACATTTGTCTTGGGGTCCGAGACTGACAAGACGAAATCATTAACAATGCAGTGGCGATTGGATAATTTCCCAGTTGGCGCCACGTTCACCGTTTCGACAGCTTCGGTAACCCTCGGCACTAGTGGACCACGTTTTTGGGCGCCAAATCCATCGGAGCAGGCAACACAATCTCAGTTTTTACAACTTCAAAATGAGTTGAGTCTGTCAGTTCAATCTGACGATGTTAAAAGCATGATAGATGTTAGCCTAGCCGGCCTAGTATTATCAGGACAACAAATCTGGATTACGGGTGACACCTACATCGAATATGCAGCTATTCAGGATTCAGCCATTGCAAATTTATCCGCCAGCAAATTAACAGCTGGTTCGATTGATGCCAATGTGATTGATGTGATTAACCTTAATGCCAGTAACATTACAACTGGTACGATCAATGGTGCTAATCTGATGATTGATTTAAACAGTGGTGAGATCCTATTTACAAAAGGTGCAATCAAATCGATCAATGGATTGCTCAACATTAGTGTTGATAATGGCACAATGGACGTACGAGACACAGGCAATAACGGTATTCATTTTGCAAATGGTGCCTTATACCTGGTTGATAATGCTTGGATGAACGGTCAGGACCCGACTTATGGGTCAATCAGTTTTAACAGTAATTACATCAAAGAAACCGGCATGTTTGTTATTGCCAAGGATGATTTGGTGTTAGGTACCAGCAAGTATAAAGGTGTTACGGTGCCAGGTAATGCTATTGCGGGCGCAGGGATGACGATCCGTAATGATTTAACGGAAATTGAAAACCCAAAAGCGATTAGTTTACAAGCTGGTACTAGTACGAAACAGGATTATGGTTTGCCAGTCTTTCCGCAGCTGTTGATTGGTGCTAACGTCACTGGCAGTGAACTAAATGCAATTGCAAATGGTGGCACTGATGCAGCTTTAATGGGCGACACAATTGCCCTAACATCGTTCGCTGGCGGCGGTCCTAGTACGTTCTTCATTACCACGGATGATACCGGCAAGCGAGTTGGATCTCGTGACATTTATTTCCGGACGTATTCAAGTGGGGACCATGTTGTTGTGACTAGTTACGGCACTTTGGGGCGTTTAACGTCCGCTCGTAAGTATAAAGTAGCCGACACGGCCGCAACAGGCGTGATCAACAAGGCAAAACGTATTTTAAAGATTAAACCAGCGGAGTGGTACGACAAAACAGAAATGGAAAGTCTAGCCAAATCATTGACGAATGGCACCACACCAGCAGCGGATGTGAGAATTGAAAAGCACTATGGCTTCATTGCCGATGATTTTGACGCTGCAGGTCTGAATGAGGTTGTGACTTATCGCGATGGCGAAGTCGACAACCTGGCATACGATCGCATTTCCATGTACCACAATGTAATTTTGAATGACCATGAAGAACGACTCAAAAAATTGGAGGCAATAATCAATGGAACAAGTACAAATTAATGCGCAGACTTTAATTAACAAAATGGCAAGTAATCATGCGGTTGAAATGGCACGTAAGGACCAATTGATTGCCAATTTACAGGTAACCAATGAAGCCTTGCAAAATAAAATCAAAGAATTACAAGCAGGAAAGGATGATAAAAATGTTAAAAACAACTAAATCAATTAGCTTATCAGGTCAGTCTTATGTTGGAGATGCTTTGGCGATGAGTTTCACTGCCAAAATCGGGAATGATAATGGTCACAGCACAATTACAGCATCAACAATCAATCAAGAATTGTATGATACTAATAAAAAGGAAGTACGTCAGGATTTAGCTGCATTTAACGATGCGGTTTACGATGTGCAAGACAAAATGGCAGTGTCAGATGATAAAGATGCGTCAAATGAGACTACAGAATCAACGGAACCGGCAGCAGAACCAGGTGATGGGACCAATGGTGTAACCCCAGAAGCCGAAAAAACGGAATAGGAAGGCGATGACGTGCACGGATTTTTAGAACTCAATAGCGTTATCACAGCCTTAACGGGCGGCGGCATTGTCGCCGGAATCTTAAAAGTATGGTCATCACTCACAAAACGTATTGCCCGTGATCAAGCAGCACGCAACAAACGGCTTGATCACCTCGAAGACAACGACATTGTCCACAACAGACAATTGGAACTGCAACAGGCTGGAATTGTGGCGATGCTGCACCATGAGCTATATACAATTTGCAACATGCATTTAGCCAAGGGCTATATCAGCACAGCTGATTTAGATGACCTTGGCTATTTGTTTCGCAGTTATCGCGATTTAGGCGGCAATGGCACAGGCGAACGGCTTTATGCCATGGTCTGTGCGTTACCTATTAGGAATGGAGATGATTAAATGGAAATTAATAGTCTAGCCAGTGAGGCGGAACTGTTCATTATTGCAGTTGCTGTAAGTGTGATTTCACAATTGCTTAAAAAGGCCACACCGATTCCATCGGCAGCAATCCCGTTTTTGGCAGTGATTTTAGGTGCTGTTGGTGGCCTCATTGCAACAGCACTAACGGATGATAGCAATTACGTAGCCTGTGCGGTGGTAGGGGCTTTTAGCGGTGGCGCTAGCTGTGGTGCCTTTGATGGCATTAAGGGATTAAAAACAATTGTGGCTGAAAAGCTAGCAACGAATAAGGATCTCAAGGCAAAAGCTTCGCAAACCGAATCGGCACTTAAAGCCGTGAGTGATGCGCAAGAACAGATTGAGTCGCTGCAAGCTAAGTTACTATCAGTATCAGCCACAGCAGTTAGCACAATTGGTACAACAGGCGTTACGCCAACAGAAACGGAGGCAAAAAATGAGTAAAGCAAAGAATGGGGCAGTCGCATTAGCGGCCGCCTTTTTAATTGGGCCAACTGTTTTGAGTACGCAGTCAATGCCGACGGTGCAACAAGCGACATCGGCGACTGTTAAACGTCTTGCTGACCTTACGGCGTCACCAGCTAAGGCCTATACGATTGACAAAACCTATGCATTGGGTGCCGGTGAAGGTTCTAGTGTTAAGGCAATTAACCGATTTATTATAATGCACTATGTGGGCGTGCCATCGGGTGCAGCGGATAATGCTAGTTTTTTCAAGAATAATTGGTCAACCTCACAAACCTATACGCAATACGTAGTTGGTGATTGGGGTAAGGTCTATCAAGGTGGCGAACCAGGCTACGTTGCCTGGGGTGCTGGTGAGTACGCTAATAATAACAGTCCGGTTCAAATTGAATTAGGTTATGCCAGCACCTATGAGCAGTTCAAAGCTGACTATGCGGCTTATGTGAAACTAGCACATGATATGGCGGTTAAGTTTGGTATTCCACTGCAATTCAACCAGGTTGAAGGTGGTATTGTAACCCACAAGTTTATTTCGGATAATTTTTGGGGCAATCACCAGGACCCGGTTGATTATTTAAATAGCCAAGGCGTGTCACAAGCAGTCTTTGCGCACGATGTAGTGACGGGGACTTCTAGCTTAGATAGCAATAGCAATGTGGTCAGCAATCCAGCTAAACCGCAGCACGGCGTAATCACGACTGCACCAAACCCAGGACCAAGTACGGGTTTGACGGCAGAAAATTGGCATTTTACAAATGGCAATAAGGAAATTCAAGCCCGTTATTCGCCATCATTAAGCGGCGAAAAGGCAGGTAACTTACCACCAAATTGCACGGTTTATTATGATGGTTATATCAATCGGGATGGCTACTGCTGGGTGCATTACAAATCATATAGTAACGATGACATTTACTTGCCTGTTCATCCAACTGGCAGTGCAAATGATTTATGGGGTGAATTTTAATGGAAGAAACACGTAAAGCACAGTTGCTAGATTTTATTAAAAATGCCAAAATAAAGGGCAAAGGGGTTACGATTATGATCTCAAATCCTAATCACCCTAAATATGAAGAAATCTACAATCCAGTCGAAAATTTGGCATTTAAATTGAGGTTCTACCAGGATGCCTATACGGATGATTTACATCATAAGCATAATGATTCAATCGTGATTGAATCCTGGCAATAAATAAAGCCTGGCATCGGCCAGGCTAAGCAATTAAAAGTATTCAATTATAGATCCTAGCCCGGTCATTTTGACAGTTGTAAATTGGGGCGGAAAAAGGGCGGAAATGTTGCTATAAACGCCCGCGTTAAAATATTAAAAATTACCAGTGAAATAATTTGTAAAAACTGCTAGCGTCGCAATCGACGTTAGCAGTTTTTTGGTGTAAAATTAAATTTGTCTCATTTTAATTTTATTGAGCGTGCTTTTTGCTATCGTGTAGTAAGCGGTTTAGCCATTACCATGAATCTTTTCTAAAACGAGTTTTATGAGAGTATTCTAAGCTGTTGAAAAACATTCTCAATTAGTCTAAAATGACGTTGTGAAGAAAATTCCGGAGCATATCAAAATGCTGATCGGATTGGAGGAGATTATACAATGGCAAAGTTAGAAGTCAAAGACTTACACGTTTCTGTTGTCGACGAAGATAAAGGAACAGCCAAAGAAATTCTTAAAGGGGTCAACTTAACCATGAAAACTGGCGAAATTCATGCCATCATGGGCCCAAATGGTACTGGTAAGTCAACCTTATCTCAAGCAATCATGGGTAACAGCGCATACAAAGTCACCTCTGGTGATATTTTATTAGACGGTGAGAGTATTGTTGAAAAGCCTGTTGATGAACGCGCACGTGCCGGTCTATTTTTAGCAATGCAATACCCAGCTGAAATTGCAGGTGTGACCAATATCGAGTTTTTGCGTGCTGCCATTAATGCGCGTCGCGATCCAGACGATCAGATTCCGGTTATGGAATTTATGAAATTATTAGATGAAAAACAAAAGATCTTAGACATGACTGATGAAATGTCTGAACGTTACTTAAACGAAGGCTTTTCCGGTGGTGAAAAGAAACGGAACGAAATTTTACAATTATTAATGATCAAGCCTAAATTTGCCATTTTAGATGAAATTGATTCTGGCTTGGATATTGATGCTTTGAAGGTCGTTTCACGTGGGGTTAACTCAATGCGTGGTGCTGACTTTGGTTCCTTGATCATTACCCATTATCAACGTTTGTTAAACTATATTGTACCTGATACGGTTCATGTCATGATGGGTGGTAAGATCGTTGAAACAGGCGGCCCAGAATTAGCTGAAAAGCTTGAAGCTGAAGGTTATGCTGGTGTTCGTGATGACCTTGGTATTGATGTTAAATTAACGGACGAACTTTAG